TTATAATGTTGCTATAGGATATGCTGCTTTATCAGGAGATACTAAAGGAAGTAATAGTGTTGCTGTGGGCTATGAGACTTTATTAGCACAAAATTTTACTACCTCTACAGACAGTCATAACACTGCTGTTGGATACAGAGCAGGAACGGCAGTTACAACAGGCACAGCAAATACTTTAATAGGTGGACTAGCAGGAGATGCACTAACTGACGCTGATTCAAATGTTGCAGTGGGTAAAAATGCCCTTGGAGCAGACACTAAAGGTAGTAAATCTATAGCGATAGGTCAAGGATCTTTATTTTATCAAAACTTCACTACAGCTACAGATAGTTTTAATATTGCTATAGGACATGAAGCTGGACTTAATGTTACAACAGGTGTAAAAAACACTTTAATTGGAGGAGAAGTAGCAAAATCTCTTACAACAGGAAATAATAATGTCGCTGTAGGATTTCAATCTTTAGAAAATGAGGATACTGGAGATAGAAGTGTTGCTGTTGGCTCATTTACTCTTAGAAACCAAAATAATAATTCTGATAATTACAACACTGCTATGGGATATGCAGCAGGGTTATCTGTCACAACAGGAGTTCAAAATACTTTTATTGGTGGGGTTGCAGGTGATGCTATTACTACTGCAAGTAATAATACTGCTTTAGGTTATCACACTTTACACGTGGATACAAAGGGATCAAATTCTATTGCGATTGGTTCTTTTGCTTTATATAGTCAAAATTTTAGTACTTCAACACAAACTTATAATATTGCTATTGGAAATAATGCAGGTGAATCTATCACAACAGGTTATCCAAATACTCTTGTCGGAGGTTTGGCAGGGGATGCTTTAACTGTTGGTTATCACAATACTGTCCTTGGATATAATGCTTTAACTTCAGCCGTTGGCAACGTAGGTGACACAGCTATAGGTCATCAAGCTTTAAGTGCAGCCAATTATAGTAGCACTGCTGCAAATATTTTTAATACGGCAGTAGGATATAGTGCAGGTCAAGCAGTTACAGAAGGATTTTATAATACTCTTGTCGGTGGTGCTTGTGCAGATTCTCTAACGGATGCCGACTACAATGTGGCAATGGGTGTAAGTACATTAGGTGCAGATACAAAAGGTAGTAGAACAACTGCTATAGGTTATGCTGCTTTAGGTAGTCAAAATTTTACAACAGCATCAGTTACCTTTAACACAGCAGTTGGTTTTCAAGCAGGACTTAATGTTACTACAGGCACAGGAAATACATTGGTGGGTTATGAAGCAGGTGATGCTATTACAACAGGTACTTTTAATCAATTTTTTGGTTATGGAGCAGGAGGTGCTTGTTCAGTAGGAACACACAATGTAGCTGTTGGAAGAAGTGCTTTGTTGTTGAATGTAGGAGGTAATAAAAATGTAGCTGTTGGTGATAACGCTTTAGGACAAATGACGAGAGCAACTTCAGATGATGCAGTAAACACGGCTGTTGGTTATCTTGCAGGTTATTCAATTACGTCTGGAGGTGGAAATACTTTAATTGGTCATGATGCAGGTAGAGGTGGTACTAACGATTTAACTACAGGAAGTAACAATACTTTAATAGGTCGTGAAACAGGTGTTAGTGCAACTGGTGCAAGTGGTCAAAATGTATTAGGTAGAGCAGTTGTAAGTAATGGAGATAATACTTTTACCTTTGGTATAGACACTTCTGATAGTGTTATATCAGCAGGTGGGACTTCTATTTCTGCTCCATCTGAAACTAAATCAA